AGCAGATTTGTTCTTGATTGAATGAGTCTCTACTTCTGAGTGTTCACCTGCACGGCCGAGCCCAGTAACCGTCTTGATTAAGTGCTTAGATAAGCCTGCAAGAGAACCAAGACCCTCATCGATAGCATCGAATTCTTCGTCGAACATTTCTCCGAGGTCTTCTTCTGTTAGAGCAGCTTCTTCATCAGAGAAAGTAACTACTTCAACTTCTGGGCCATCGGCATATGAATCAAGAAGATCAAAAGCTTTTTGATTCAATATTGATGTTAGATCAGATTTTGCGGCTTCTTGATCTTGTTGAAATTTGTCTAGAAAATTCATGAGTATGTCCCTATAATTACTTATTGTTATTTATTGCTGCTGAGCTTGCTGAGGATTTGGTTCGGGATTATCAGCAGCAATTTTTGCTTGTTCTTCTGCTTCTTTATCCATTTGTTCAACCATAGTATCAGTTTCTTCTGATGAAAGTTTTAACATATTTCTCATAATATATTCTTTTGAGAAATATTTACCAGAATATACATCAGCAATCTGAACATTCTGAAGCCGTTCACGCAGCATGTCCGATTCTTTTAGTTCTGCAAAGAAGTTATCCTTAGCATAACGGAAACGCATGCTTTCTTTAATCAGAACCCAATCTTCGAGGGTAGTAATACCCTTCAAGAGCAATTGAGTCTTCAGTAAGTCGAAGAATAGATTATTAAAACGTAACCGAAGTTTGCTAATAAACTTGGCGAACTTAATTTCATCACGTGTGATCTCATTTCCACGGCCGATGTTAAAAGAACCCTGACCTTGTTGGAGGCGTGACAGCGGAATATTAAGCGATTGATAAAGTTTTTGTTGAAAATACTCAGTATTTTCGATCGAACCTAATGAATTTTTAGTAAAGACTCCACATGATAATGCAAATGTATGATAATTGTGGATCATTTCTGTTCCATCAATCGTCAACGTTCCTACTTCTATGGGTTCATCTAAATATTCAATTTTTACTAATCTGTGATTATGTAAAACACACTTCTTTCTAAAATCGTGCCAATCTTTATAGCCAAATTTTCTAATGCCTTTTCTTAATACAGAAGTAGTAAATTGAGTTTTATTAAACTTAGATGTTTTGTTTTTATTAATTTCTGTAAATTCATTAACTAAATATTCATCTTGATTCAATAAAACAACTACTTCTTCAATAGTCATTTGGTGTGTCGTTTTACCCTTTACTAGATCTATAATGCCTTTCAGAATTACATCACTTAGTTCAGCTTTTTGCTTCTTTTTATAATTTTCTCTATGGCCTTCATTATTCCACATAGAAGAATTATTCTCAATAGCTCTATCCGATGCTAATTTTCTTCTTTCTTCATTGTTCCAGGAAGCAATATTTTTAGAATTCCATTCTTCATAATAAATTGGATCTTTTAATAGTTCCAAGAATTTAGAATTACCCTTCATGAAATTATCAATTGACTGGTTATCTCTTGTGTTCCTATCTTCAGCATTTAAAGAAGAAATATATTCCATCAAACCAACGGACACAGAGTTACAGTAATCATTATATTCTTCGGTAGAAAGAGAAGCTTTCCACTCTTTAAGTTTCAAAGACATCTGCTTAATGTGTTTAGCATAAACTTCAGGCTCAAATTCTTTTTGATGTATTAATTTTGCAGCTGCAGCTTTTCCACCCAAAATACATGCTTCTTTTGAAAATGAGAACTTAGTATGTAATTGTTGATGATCTTTCCAAGACATAAAGCAAAGATTTTCTGGTGAATTATTGTATCTATTAAAGTCTTTATGATGAATTATAGATTTTTTGATATTTTTATTTTCTTCATTAAAGACATAATCTTCAACATACAAATCCTTTAAAGCATGCGCAACTAATCTATGAGTATATACCCACTCTTTAGATGCATTATCAAATACTTGAGTGTAGTCTAATTTCTTAAATTCCGATATCTTTGTGTTTTTAGTGTAAACCGGAATCATGCTTTCATTGAGTTCTAAATCTTTTGCATCAACGAACCCTTTGTTGTAAATAGGGAATTTATGGTCCGGTGTACAGATTAAACTTTCACCGTTATCGAAAGTTAATTTCATAACTTTAGCAGATTTTTGAGTAACACCAGCCCAACTAATTAACCCGGGTTCTATCTCGCCTGTTTCTGGGTGGCATGAATAAGTCCACAAAATTTTGCCAGATTCCATTTCATCTCTGATTTTGGAGATAGATAAATCTCTTCCGTCCAAAAGCTTAACCTTAGTATCCATAGCTAAACAGCCTGCGCCATCCAGAGTAGTGATTTCTGTGCCCTTGCCACCAGTAGTTCTTGGTAGGAAGAAATCTTCAAGAATAGACTGATGAGCTTTTGCATCTTTCACAGTACCTGTATTGACGTCATATACTTGCTTGTTCTTGTACCGAGCCATAACATCTTTGATATATTGTTCGGCTTTGGTGCGTGCCATACCAGAAGTATCAATATAGAATATACGGCGCTGTGGTGCCCGGGTAAGACGGTAGATAACATCTGAATCTTCCATCATACGGAGTTGATTCAGGGGCCGGATTGCTTTGTGCAAATATGAGATAACCATATTTGAATTTCTATCAATCAAACCAGAAGTGATGTAAGCAATAGACTCAGGGGCGATTTTAATACCTTGCTTCTGATCACCTTGGCCAGCTATACCAGAATTCTTTTGTTTATCGGTATAGATATAATAATCCGATTGACCTGTGACTAAAGAAATACCAGTCTTTGGATCTATTTCTTTTTTGATCTCAATGATACGCTTTAGTTTTGCTACATCAATTGGACGAAGTTCTTTAATACCATCTTTTGTTTTATCTTTATCTATAATCTTATGATAAGCTAATCTACCATCAATATACCAATTTCTGGCAATGTCTGGTCCGATAGACTGAAATTTCAATAAAATTAAAATATTTTTGAATTCATCTGTGATCGCTTCTTTAGTTTTCTTTGAATATTTTTCATCAAATTCTTGATCAAAATCAATAGATACTAACTCTTCATTCTCATCGATAACCATAAACTCATCTACAATTTCTGATATGGCTAAGTCAATATCAGAAACTAAAGAAATTTCACGATATTTTGAAACTAATTCTACCTCGTTTTTAATTGAGGATGGATCTAAGTCAACAGAATATGAATTAAAGCCGGCACCAGACCCAGCAGCTACTTCTAAGCCACCTTCAATATTTGTTGCCGGAACAAAAGATTTGGTTTCAACATCTTTATTCTTGCTTTTAGTGATGTTGAAACCAAAAAGACTCAAACCATTAGAATCAGTAGCCATTTAATTAACGAATTTGCGAATCGCCAGATTCCACCGTCCAATAGTCAACAGAGAATTCAACATTGAATTCTTCAATTTGAGAAACTTGACCAAAGTCCAGAGAAATTTCGGAAATATTAGTTGGAAAGCAGTTATGAAATTTATATTTTCTAAGTTCCATATCATTACGGTCTAACTGCACAACCTCCATAGGTACTACGTATGAAAGTGGTACAACAGCTCCGGATGTAGAACTATGTTCCAAAATACCAGCAGACCAAACTTCTAGAGCTTTGCGGATTAAAAAGTTAGAATCATTAAGCACTCGGACTTGCCAATTCTGAAATTGGCGTTCACCTGCCAATTTAACCGTTCTTCCACGATATGGAACTTCGATTGTTTGAATTGTTGACGCTGGCAGAGAGGTTGCCGTACACATGAATACAGCAGAAGCAGCCGCACCATTTGCACCACCAAGATTTTGAGGGAAAGCCAGATTAACTCTGAACTGTGTTGGGCGTGCACCACCCTGTGTTAAGAATGCACGAAAGTCATCTATTCTAGCCAAGATCTATTCTCCTTGTGTTTATTTATTTATTCTCGGTTTTCTTCATTAGAAAACCCTGGGTTTAAAGTAGGAATTCCGAGAATTCATTATCTATTAATTTGAAATTCATCAAGTGCCGGCGGCAATATCGAATGTGACATTTGGACCAACCGCTGTAAAGTTCAATGTGACAAAGTTTATCGAATAGTTAGGGCGGATCAAAATAGTTCCAACGAAATTATTAGTAGCAATAACTTGTGGAGTATTATTTGTCTCATCACAAATAACCTTAAAGTCTTGAATGCCGCGC